CGCGAAGGCCCCGGCTGACGCGCCTGTCGCTGGCAGCGCGATGCAGCAAGCTATGGCTGACGCCATGTCAGCCAAGCCGCTCACGTTCAAGCCGGGACGCAAGTATACGGCGGACGATTACAGGCAGGCGGCGCTCATCCTCGATGGCTCGCCGGACTACGCGCCCAAGATCGTGCAGGCGTTCCAGCATCACCGTGACCAGCTGCACAAGTTCATCGACAGCCTGCTTTCCGACTAAGCAGGGAACAACCTAACAGGGGGCGGCTTCTAGAAGCCGCCCCCATTTTTTGTGCCTAGTGCCCGTGAAACGCGCCCCGCCCGGCTTGTGCCCGGCGGGGTTTTTTGTGTGTTTTTTCAATGGGTTAGGGGCGGGATATGGGGCGGATTGCGCGGGTTTTATGGGTTTTTTGTCTGGGCAAGGCAGGCCGGGGGGAAGGGGGATGGGGACCAAGGGGGCCAGGGGGAGGGGTAGAGCTTAACCTGCACGTAGAGGCCAAAGCCAATTTTTGCACTTAAGTGTTGACTTTTTAAAGTGAAAAAAATAATAAGTGTAAATGCACAGCAAACACATCGGACAAACGTTCGGACAGCTCACCATCACAGGCATCGCGGAAGTTTACCGCACTAAGTCGGGTGCGTACGTACAACGCGTGACAGCGAAATGTAGCTGTGGTGGTACACGCATCACCCACATGGCATCCATTACATCAGGCGATGTGAGGGCGTGCAAGAAATGCACGAGGGAGTCGCGTGGTCAGACGCCATTCCACCCACTCAAGCTAACGTGGCGTGCGATGATTGGTCGCTGCCACGACCCAAAAAACAGTGGCTACCGTAACTACGGTGCCCGTGGCATAGAGGTCTGCACTTTGTGGAGAGAGTCCTTCGAGAACTTCCTCAATGATATGGGTGAGCGCCCGACTAGCAAGCACAGCCTTGACCGCATCGACAACTCCAGAGGGTATGATCCGGGTAATTGTCGCTGGGCGCTCCCACACGAACAGCAAAACAACAAGCGGAGCAACGTTAATGTTTGCGCCGGAGGAAGAACGCTAACGCTTACGGAGTGGTCGAGAGCTTTGAACGTTACAGTTGAGCGACTCAAGTACCCCCTCCGACATGGTTACACCCTTGACCAGATTGTCGAAGCCTATCTGGCTCACGACGGGAGCGGTAACATGACGTGGGCGAAGACGCGCAAGCCTCGTGCCAGAAAAACCGAATACGCACCCAAGGTCCCGGTTGATTACACGGAAATCCACCGGCTGCTGGGGATTAACTGACCGCTTGCCACTAACAAAACCCGCCTATATGCTAACACAATGGCTGACCGCGACTACGAACTCAGGGAAGTCCTCGACACGTACCGGCGTGACGGATCGATGGTTCGCGAGAAGGCCCGCGTCCTCGTGGAGGACTGGCTCGACCGTATCTACCCGCGCATGACAGACGACACGATCCCGACCTCGGCGCTGCTGGAGATCGGCAAGACCCTGATCGAGCTTGGCGACCTCAAACCCAAGAAAGACGTGGCACTCGCGAACCAAGGGCCGGGCTTCTCGATCACGATCAACATCCCGCAGTCGGACGGCAAGGCCCCGATCACCATCGAAGGCACGGCAACCCCGGTGGAGCAAGACGAGGAGGACGACTTCCTCGCGGCGCTTCCGACCCATGTCACCGCCCCCGGCTTCGATCTCGACGACGACCTCGTCGGCCACCACCATGGAGACGACGCATGATCTACCTCGCCCTCTACCTTGTCGTCGGTTACGGCCTGATCGCCACCAACATCTGCATGGTGCGCTTCGTGAACAGCGACGGTGAGGAGAACGACATCCTCTCCACCATGATGACCCTGACTTTCTGGCCGGTCCTGCTCATCATCGGCTTGGTGATGTACTTCAGGGACGACGAGTAACCCGTGACAACAGTCGCATACACACCACCAAAGAGCGTGGTGCCGTTCCTCACAGGCGAGAACTTCATTGAGTTGATCTGCGGTCCAGTTGGATCGACGAAGACAACCGCCTCCATCATGAAGATCGCCTACCACGCGTCGAAAATGGCGGCGTGTCGAGACGGCATCCGCCGTTCGCGTGCCGTGGTGATTCGCAATACCCGCGAGCAGCTGCGTGATACGACCATTCCTGACGTACTGAAGTGGTTCCCGGACGGTGTCGCAGGGACGTTCACCAAGACAGAGTACAAGTTTGTCCTGCGCTTCGACGATGTGGAGTGCGAAATCCTGTTCCGTGGTCTGGATGACGCCAATGACGTGCGCCGCCTGCTGTCGCTTCAGGCTTCGTTCGGGGTCATGGACGAGTTCCGCGAGATCAACCCACAGATTTTCGAGGCGCTGCAAGGGCGACTGGGGCGCTACCCGGACGGCATGATGGTGCCGCACCGCCCGCAGTGGGGCGTGGACAAGAAGGGCAACCCGATCCAAGGGTGTGTCACCGACGACGGCAAGTCCAACGCACACGTGTGGGGCGCGACCAACCCGCCGGACATGGATACGTTTTGGGAGAACTTCCTCTCCAACCCGCCCGAGAACGCCTCGGTCTACATCCAGCCGAGCGGCCTGTCGCCCGAGGCCGACTGGGTCCAGTACCTGCCGCAGGACTACTACGAGAACCTCGCCGAGGGTAAGTCCGAGGACTGGATCGACGTCTACATCCACGCCAAGTTCGGCAAATCGCTGGCAGGCAAGCCTGTGTTTCCGTCCTTCCGGTCGGACTTCCACGTGGCGAAGGAGCCGCTGCGCTACATCCGCTCCCCGGACAAGCCGCTGCTCATCGGCGTGGACTTCGGGCTGTCGCCTGCCGCGACGATCAACCAGCTCGACATGCACGGTCGGCTGCTCACCTTCGCCGCCGTGACCTCGCAGGGCATGGGTATCACGCGTTTTGTGCAGGAGAAGCTGAAACCCTTGCTGGCGGAGAGGTTCCCCGGCCACCCGGTGCTGGTGATCGGCGACCCCGCTGGCTCGCAGAGGGCGCAGACCGACGAGCGGTCGTGCTTCGACATCCTCAAGTCGGAGGGGTTCCGGGTGATCCCCGCCCGGACCAACGCCATCCAAGCGCGGATCAGCGCCGTCGAGAAGTTCCTGTCCCGGCAGGTGGAGGGTGGACCCGGACACCTCATCGACCCGTCGGCCAAGGACATCATCAACGCGATGCGCGGCGGGTACCGGTACAAGATGAAGAAGTCCGGGGAGATGGAGACGTCGCCGGAGAAGAACCACCACTCCCACGTGGCGGACGCACACCAGTACGCCTGCCTGCACGCTGACGGGGGTGCGATGTTTGGGGGGACGATGGGTCAGGAGCGCCGCGAGATCAAACGCGTGGCGTCTGTGGGTTGGACTTGATGACTTCCTAACAACATGCTAGGATGTCGCTAACGCAGGAGTCCACATGAACCCCCTCACAGCTGGCCAAGTGGTTCCAGATCGTGAGCATCGGCGTCCAAGGCGGCGTTGTTGCAGCCAACCTGCGTTTCGTGTTCTGAGGGAGTTGTGATGGAACCCCAAATCTCTGCGCTACCGGCGGCACCGTCGGTCATCGCGACGGGCGTGGTTCGCGCAGCACCCCTTGCCGTGGTCATGGACGAGGAGCGCCGCGCCGCCGAGAAGGTGCAGGCGCAGCCACTGGCGACCGGCATTGCGCAGCACATCCGTCAGTGCTGGCAGCAAGCCCGCTACGCCAAGCAGATGACCGTCGAACCCCGGATGCTCCAGAACATGCGCGCCCGGCGCGGGGAGTACGATCCCGAGAAGCTGAGCGCCATCCGGGAGCAGGGCGGGTCGGAGATTTTCGCCAACCTCACGTCGGTGAAGTGCCGAGCAGCCGCCAGCTGGCTGCGCGACGTGCTCATGGCGACAGGCTCCGAGCGGGCTTGGACGCTGCGCCCGACACCGGTTGCCGACCTCCCGCCGGACATCAACGAGAAGATCGTGCAGTCCGTTGCCGCGCCGCTCGCGCAGGCCATGGTGCAGGGCGTCGAGGTGCCGGACGACGCGGTGCAGGCGGCGTTGCAGGAGGGGCGCGACGAGGCGCTCAACGCGGTGCAGTCCGAGGCCCGCAAGCGCGCGGACCGGATGGCGAACAAGATGGAGGACCAGCTGGTGCAGGGCGGCTGGCTCCAAGCACTGGACGCCTTCATCGAGGACATCACGACGTTCCCATCAGCCGTGCTGAAGGGGCCGGTGATCCGCAAGCGCAAGATGCTGAAGTGGGTGCCGGGGAAGGACGGCAAGTACAAGGCTGTCGCCGAGGACGTCCTCAAGGAGGAGTGGGAGCGCGTCTCCCCGTTCGACATCTACCCGTCGCCCGCCTCAACAGGCGTCAACGACGGCTACCTGATCGAGAAGCACAAGCTGTCTCGGGACGATCTGAACGCACTGATCGGGGTTGAGGGGTACGACGATGCGAGCATTCGCATGGTCCTCGATCAGTACGGGCAGGGGGGTCTGCGTGAGTGGCTTACCAACGATGTCGCTCAAGCCAGCGCCGAAGGTAAGGCCACCACGCAGATTGCCCAAAATGTCGATGGCCTGATCGACGCGCTCCAGTACTGGGGCAGCGTGCAGGGCAAGATGCTGATCGACTGGGGCATGGGCGAGGACGAAATCCCGGACCCGACCAAGGAGTACCACATCGAGGCATGGCTCATCGGTCACTACGTCATCAAGGCCGTGCTCAACTACGACCCGCTGTGCCGCAAGCCCTACTACAAGGCGTCCTACGAGGACGTCCCCGGCAGCTGGTGGGGCAACTCGGTGGCCGACCTCGTGCGGGACTCGCAGGTCGTGGTCAACGCTTCGGCCCGCGCCATCGTCAACAACATGGGGATCGCCTCCGGCCCACAGGTGACGGTCAACGTCGAGCGCCTCGCCGCAGGTGAGGACGTGACGACGCTCAGCCCGTGGCGCATCTGGCAGGTGACGAACGACCTCAGCGGGGGCGGGCAGGCACCGATCCAGTTCTACCAGCCGGACAGCCGTATCGCCGAACTGATGGGCGTGTTCGAGAAGTTCCAGACGCTGGCCGATGAGTTCTCGGGTCTGCCGAAGTACATGGCCGGTGAGGCTGGCGGTGCCGGGCGTACAGCGTCGGGCCTGTCCATGCTCATGGGCAACGCGGGCAAGGCCATCAAGCAGGTCGTGGCCAACATTGACATCGGCGTGGTGACGCCCATGCTGGAGCGGCTCTACGACCACAACATGCAGTACAGCGACGACCCCGAGTTGAAGGGCGACGTCCAGATCGTGGCGCGCGGGGCCTCGTCCCTCGTCAACAAGGAGACGGCTCAGCTGCGGCGCAACGAGTTCCTCGCGGCCACGGCCAACCCCATCGACATGCAGATCGTCGGCGTCGAAGGGCGCGCAGCTATCCTGCGCGAGACGGCCAAGAACCTCGACATGGACATCGACAAGGTGGTCCCGCCGATGGGCAAGCTCCAGCAGAAGTTGGCAGCGATGCAGATGATGCAGACCCAGCAGCAGGGCACCCCGCCCAAGCCGCAGCAGATGGGCGGAGGGGAGACGCTGATGGACGGCGCGCCGACGACGGACAACTTCTCGCCGAAGGAAGGGGCCTAACGCGGCACCCGCTTGACACGTTAGCATGTAATCAGATATTGTTAGCACATGTTGACGAAACCCGAGCGCATGGCCCTGAGGGCGCTGTACTCCTTCAGTAACCATGCGGGTTGGGACGACGTCAGCAAGTTTCTGGAGGGCGAACTGAACGCCACCTACCGCGCACTGGCCACAGCCGCCGACGAGGTGACACTGCGGCAGA